TTGATTTCTACGAGCTTTCCACTCTCCGTGATACCATCGGGTGACCCACCGAGCCACGGGTGTTTGGGGTGTGGTTCGAGACCAATCTCGTGTACGACCTCATTGTGTCTCTGTTCATAGAGAATACGTGCTTCGTCTTCGTATTTGTTACCATGTTCAGTTGCTGCGTTCCCAGTGAACGGTTTTCCCTTACCACACTTTTTGAGAAGAAGATCAAATGGTTTCTCGTATTTGTTTTCACCTATCGCCGTCGCACAGTCACTCGCTGTGAGCATATTTTTTCTCAAGTCGAGCCATTCTTGCGAACGCTGTTCTGCATACGTCTTTTTAATGAGCCTTGCGACATTTGGATGCATCTTAAAATGTATTAGATTGTACCTTTTAAGCGCTTAATCCTGTGTCTTAATATACGAGACGTACCCTCCGAAGATACACCTAAACGCCTACATTCGTCTATGAGTGCCTGTTTTGAATATTGTATAGGTAGTTTTGGTTTTCTACAAAGAAAGGATACCATAATAAATAATATGGGCACTGGTATCATTACTATTTCGGATAGAAAAAATATTTTGCAGCGTTTTGTTCGGCTTGTTTTTTGTTCTTCGCAAATCCTCGTCCAAGAATCACGTTATTCACGTAAACGTCGACGTAAAAGATACCATTGTCGTGTGATATCACGCGGTAATCTGGAAGAGGGTGTCCATGTGTTTGACAATATCGCATGAGGTGGTCCTTGTAATTATCATCAACCATGATTGAATGCATATTTACAAGTTCCGGATTTTCATAGATGTTCAAAATGAACCTCTTCGCGTGTAACAGACCCAAATCCATGTATATCGCACCAATGAAGGCTTCAAACACGTCTTCAAGAATCTTTGGGTTTTTAAACCACTCGTTACGCATCCCCTTCTCATCCATTTGGATCCATTTGTACATCTCGAGCTTCATCGCAATCTTCGCAAGTGTTTCGCCTCTCACAAGTTTCGTTCTCGCCTTGGTAAGAAATCCTTCTTTCTGCTGTTCATACCTATCAAACAGGAATTTCGTAATCACGAAGCCTAACACGGAGTCGCCTATGAATTCGAGTGTTTCAAACGATTCTAAGTTTTCATTCTCTTTTAATGCGGATTTATGTGTAAAAGCTTTTTGGTACAAATCTATCTTAGATATCTTTGTACCAACAAGGGTTTCGACGGATTCCCTGTCGATGATCATTTTATATGTTTAATGTATAAATTTTTTAAGCCGTTTGTTCGACCTTGGTGTAGTGTGGGCTCAAGAACTTTTGGAGGTTCAAGAACGTGACTTGCGTATCCGCAGGTGGGTTAAGAAGATCACGGAGCTTGTCGTCAAGAACAAGCACGCGGCCGTTGTCCGGGTGCTTAAGACCCTTTTCAGTGACGTAGTTGTTAATCGCACGAGTGACGAACGATCGGGAGACGAGCTTTCCTTCTTCGACACCGAGAAATTCACGGAGCTTTGGGGAGATAGCTTGTTCGCGGTTGAATCCGTTGTTCTTCGCACGAGACGCAGCCTTGGTTCCGTCTGGGTCGTCTTGCTTCGCCTTGATCTTACGAATGATCTTGGTCAAAGACTTGACGTCAGAACGGAGCGCAGAGATTTCAGAGAGAACAGTTTCAAGAGACATCTTGTTTATGTGTTACTTAGGTATCACATCTTTAAGCTTGTTGTTTTGATATTAATATGTGATGTAATAATAACATGGACCAGAATGAATACTCAGCTGGGGTCATAAACCGATTCAGGATGAAAAAACTGTTTCACGGTGACCCAGTGTTAAAAAAGTTCTATGAATCCGATGATGTCTCGCGCTTCAGAGCAAGAATGCACAGAGTACACAAAGACAAGGATTTCAAGGATTTTGCAAGCGTCATCTTAACAGACGTGTTAAGATACGAACTCTATGCGGTGATAGACGAACTTACGGAATTCTTAAACCCGGTGGGTGACTTGATTCTTTCAGGTGGTGATGCAGTAAATTCATACTTGGAACCCACACAAAGAATCATGACACTCGATATAGATACAAAGTTCGTGCCCAGACTAAAACCAGACACAAAGTTTTTTGGTAAACTCCAAGCCGTAAAACTCCTTTTGTGGAATAAATTAGGTGAGGTTGCCAAACGTGTGAATACACGGTTTGCGAAACTCGTTCAAAATGGTCGAGGAAAACCCGGTAAATTCATAGGTCTCGGTTTTGCAAACACGGGACCGTATGTCACGCGGAGATACACATTGATACCTAAGAAAAAGGACGCAAAAAAAGGACCAGATACACTCGCAGACATAGAGCTTTTCACACTTGATATGAAAGCGCGCGTTTATTCACCCAAAACGGGCAGAATAGAACCAATCAATATGGGTGGTATACTCGATATAGCATTCATGCGCCCAGGTGAATTTGGATTTGAAGTCGGTGATGATCAAATACAAGCACTCGATATATTCAAAATAACTGGTAAGTATGTTATCGGTAAATTCGATAACATCAAACTTGCATCTAAGAAATTCTTGATTGAAGATTCATATACTATGCAAAAACTCGGTCTTCGTCCACCAGAAAAGAAGGAAAAGGACAGGCGGCGCATGATTAAACTTGCAAAACTCGTGACTCGTCGCAAAATTAACCAAACTGATTCAATGATTGATATCATGAAAAAGGTTGATATTCCACTTGTGAAAAAGAAAAAGTCGCAGAAAACACACAGGAATATAAGTCCACGTAAAGCCATCAAAGTAAACCCCAAAAAATACACGAAATTCACGACAGCACCAGACCCAGATAAACTATCAAAGCAATACATCCATGGAATAAAAGCCCCTCACAATATGGGTAACTTACAAGGTTTTTCAAAAACACAATCTGATATGCGATTTAACATAGAAACAAACGATTGGAAGAAAAATACAAGACCCGCATACATAAAAAATGAGTTTAACTACAGGCCAAAACGCCCTCTTCCAATCCCAGAAAAGATAAAATTGGAAGAGACTTTGTATGGTTTCAAACCAGTCAGAGATTCATGGGTTCCAAAACCTGTTATACGTAAAGCGGCTATGATACCATTTGTAGGGGTTAAAGATTTGAACCGTATATGATGTATACAATGATCTACGGTACTCTTTCTAAGGGTGAAGATGGTCTCTACCACGTCAAGGCTGTGACCGACGAGAAAAAGCGTTGTTATGTCCAGGTGAAGAATGCTCTTGTTACCGAAGACACAGAAGACGAAATCACATTTGATTTATCTGGTGCAGTCGGTGTTGAAAAGGTTGAAGAGATTCACGCGAATAACATCACGGCGGCGAACGATAACAGTGTAACGTGGTTCGGTAAACAGCTCCCAGAAAAGACCATTAACAAGGTTTACACCAAACAGGACACTCTTTCCGCTGATAAGATTTCAGCCACAAAAGTTTTCAATGCAAAAAAAGAAATCATGGCGGAAGTACCAAGTCTCGTTGGTTCTAAGTGTTCTGTCATGCTTGAGTATGCGGGTCTCTGGTTTGCTAAAAAAGCCTTTGGTCCTCAATGGAATTTGGTTCAGGTCAAGATGATGCCTGAACCGGAGCCAGAGCCAGAACCAACTCCAGAGCCAGAACCAACTCCAGAGCCAGAAGTTGAGGCATACCCAGATGAAATTGTGATTGAAGACGACGAATAAAAAAATTGTTTTTATATATAAATGATGAAGATGAAGAAGGTCACCCCACGCCGATTGGTGATCGCTCTCGCTATCGCGGTTGTGATCTACCTCATGGTTACCCAAACCCGCGCCACCTATAGCGTGAAGGAAAACGAATACGCGATGATCGGTGGTATTGATGCCGTCGGACCAGCTGCGGAAGCTGGTGTTGGTTGCGAAATGAAGGCGGGTACCGGTCTCGCCTCGTCTTTGTTGCCACGCGAAGTTGCGCCTCAGGAGGATTTCGGTGAGTTTGCCCCAGATGACATTCTCTCCGGTCAAAATTTCCTTGAGCCACGTCAACAAACTGGCTACCCAGAAACAATCGGTGGCGCTTTGAGAAACGCCAACCAACAAATCCGCGCGGACCCACCAAACCCCAAGGAAGCGTTTGTTTGGAATAACTCCACCATTGCCCCAGACACTATGCAACGTAGTTTGTGCGCGTAAACTTAAAGAAATAACGTATTAGGTATATATAAATGTCTCAAGTTCCTTCAGACGAACTCTCAAACAGCGTCTCTAAGTTGGTTGAATTAAACAAGCAAATTACAGAAGCCAGAGAAGATATAAAAGTGCTCACACAAGCCGAAAAATCGCTTAAGCTCCAAGTGAAGAAGCTTATGGTTGATCATGGTCTCGATGCCATTAACCTTAAGAAGGGTAAGATTTCTGTTCGAAAGAGTTCCAGAAAGACTGGTCTCAATAAGACCACTGTAAAGGAGGGTCTCGTAAACTATTTCAATGGTAATGAACAACAAGCCGAAAGTGTGTTAAAGGCTATACTCGATAGTCTTCCAGTAAAGGAATCTACTTCTCTTTCCCTCACGGGCATCAAAGACAAGAAATAATGGTTTGGAACGAATATGCACACGCCGCTGAGCGCATGAGTGATAATGAATACACTGACGATGAAGAGTATGAAATCGAAATGAACAAACCACTCCACATTGACGATTGGGGTGGACATTTTGACGACGACTTGTGGTGGATGTGGCAATTGTTACAGAGGTATCTCGGTGATAGGTACATGAATCATCATATTCTCAAAGACGCAAAGTACCACGATTTTATTGAGTTTTGTTACCAATTCTCAGATCATAGAGCTATAGAATTATAATATACATATATTACAAACATGCTTCCAGATATCACTTCCCAAAAAGTGTCTGTTCCAGCCGCCCTATTCCTCGCGCTTAGCCCAGGTATCCTCCTCCGCACGGATGGTACCAACATCAAGTTCCGTAACGGTCTTACTGGACGCACCGCTGTGCTGTTCCACGCGCTTGTGTTCTTCCTCGTGTACTCTTTGATCGCGAAGGCCATGGGTCTCGTTCTTACCCGAACTGACCTCGTCGTGACTACCGTTTTGTTCTTGGCCTTGAGCCCAGGTATGTTGCTCACCTTGCCACCAGGGTCCAAGGGTGTCTTCATGTCTGGACAAACCAGCCCAGCGTCTGCCCTCGTGCATACCGTCGTTTTCGCGCTCGTGTTCGCTCTTTTGCGAAAGCAATTTCCTCAGTATTATTAGGTGACCAACCATGAAATATTTGGTGATTGGTCCAGGTGCCATGGGATTTTATGCCATGCTTGGACACCTTAAAACAATAGAAAATCGTCTCAGTGATGTACAAGAAATTTCAGGCGCATCCGCCGGGTCTATTCTCGCCGTGATGCTCGCTTTGGGAAAGTCCATTGATGAGGTGATAGACATATCACTCAAGTTGAACATTTCAGATTTAGTGAAGGTGAATTTGAAATGTTTTTTACAAAGATATGGATTCGTAGACGTAAAGGCTATGCGTGACACATTTGTGAAAATTTGTGGGTGTGACCCAACGTTTGCAGAATTAGAAAAGAAAATATACATATCGGCATTTTGTGTGAACACTGCGAAGACGGAATATTTTTCGGTAGATACACACCCAGACATGAAAGTCCTTGACGCTATGTCTATGAGTATTGCCATACCGTTTGTGTTTTCGACTATGAGGTTTAATGGAAACACATATGTTGATGGTGGAACCACAGAATCACTCCCAATGTGCCCATTTTTAGATAAAAAGCCACACGATGTGTACTGTATAGAGATAAAATCAAGGTTGAAATACACTGAAAATATAGATGATATGCAAACATTTGCGCAGACTATTGTGCGTTCGAGTTTACATAACAGGTACGACTATGATACATCACAATGTGAAACTAAAATCATAGACGTAGGAGATGTGGATATTTTCGATTTCAATATGTGTTACGAGGATAAAATACGAATGTACATGAAAGGTACCTCGTAATTTTTTATCAGCTTATATCAATATGGACGCGTGTGATCCAGGGATAAATATTGGAAACCTCAAAAGACTCGTGAAACAGAACACGGGGCTTGAGTTAGATCTCACGCGCGAACAAATATGTGATGCGTACTCGTCCATCCAGGACGGTAAACTCCCTTTGCCACCAATGGTTTTGTCGAAGGACGGTAAGTACATGTTAGATAGAAAATCACCTTTGACTGGTAAGGACTTTGAAGTTCTTTTTGGCTCTGATTCGACTGTGTCCCAATTGAAACGTGTAGCGCGTAAAGCTGGACTCGCGAGTTACGACAATATGACCAAAGCTGAAATGGTCGAGGCGATTGAATCAACGCTTCAATCTAAAAACATACGTGAACCAATCCGTTTGCACATCTCGGCACAACGAGCGGTCCGTAAAGTTTCGGTAAACAATAATAACAATTACCCAAACAACTTGAACGTGAATAACGCGAATGGAAACGGTGTGCGTAACAATAACAACCTTCGTAAAATCGCAAACGAGTCGAACAACCTGAACCG